CCCCGCCAAGAGGATAGCCGTTCCGATTCGGAAGTCGTACCCGTCGTTCGCCCACTCCTTGGTCTCGTTTAGTTCCTCTTCGGTCTTGATCTGGGCGACCTGGACCGGGTTCGGGTAGCCTTCCAGTGCCACGAAAGCCGGGCTCAGGTTTGCCTCAACCACATACCAGTGCTTGTTCTTGGTCCAGAACACCGTCTGGCCGATCTTGAATTTACTCTGCATCGTTGTATTCTAATACTCGTTTGACTGCAATTTTGTGCCACTTTCCGCCGCGCGGCCGTTCGATTTCCACCTCGTTGAAGTGGTCGGCGATCTCGGCCAGCGACCAGCCCTTGCGCTGTAATGCGAGGGCGTACTTCTTTGCTTCGACCATGCGCGGGTCCACAACCCGGTTCTCGGCGATCCGCTCCATCCGGCGAGCCAGTTGATCCGGAGACATCGGCCCGCGCTGGGGTCGTGGATTCCCGAGCCTCGTTACCCGGCGCCCGGCCTTGGAAATAAAGAAGCCCTGCTCCTTGAGTTGCTTCTTCCGGACGCCGAGTGCCGACTTTGTTCGGCCCGAGATAAGTTCGCGCTCTGTTTGAGCCAAGCCGATAGCGAGGCAAAAGGTGATCGTTGTCGCCTCGGGGTAGTCTATCGCCAGCAGATCGACCCCCGTGTTGCGCAAATACAGCGCGTACTCCGCATCACGGGAGAGTCGATCCAGTTTGGCGACGATCAACGTTGCACCTTCACGCGCGGCCAATTCCATCGCGCGACGAAGGCCCGGTCGGTTCCGATCCTTTCCACTGCGAATGTCACGGAACTCGCCGATATTCTGCCCGTGTGTGCGGGCAATATATTCGCGGCACTGATCGAGTTGGGCTTCCAAACCGAGGCCGGATCGCCCCTGCTCTTCGGTGCTCACGCGAGTGTAGATGCAATACTTTTTCATGTGCTATAAATATAGTTTACAACATAGGGAAGACACTCCTCGAATGACTGCATTTCGGCGCATTTGTCATCTTTGTGGGGACAACCGAGGCATTTCCCTTGCTGGGCGTAATCTTCCATCACAATGCGCCGGAAATCCTCTTGCGTGAGGCCATCGTCGTAATCAGCATCCCTGACTACCATCAGGCATGTGAGGTGTGCCTTCCATGTGTATATCTCACCGTTGTCCTTGATGGTTTGGATATTGTATTTCTCCCCCTTTTTGATCTCGCCGGAGCAGAAATTACAGACGTGATCCTTTCGCGCGACGACGTTGTTATCAGCAAGCACTTCCATCCTTCTCTCTGGTTACGGCTTGCATCGCCGCGATCTTCATGCCGTTGATCTTTTGGTGTTGCATTCCGAGTTCGATTCCGATGATAATGAGTAGTTGATCTCGGCGGTTCGGCTTCACTCTGATGTTCTTCTCCAAAACGCCCAGAATGATCTCGGAGGCTTCGGTCATAAGCGCGATGCGGTTGTTTTTCTTCTCGAAGGCTTTTTTCGCCTCCTCTATTTCGTTCCACATCTCCGCCCACTTATCCTCGTCGAAGTAGTCGCCGAGCAT